GCGGTTAATATGCTTAACCTTTCTACTCGTGAGCAGATCGTCGATCAAGCTGGTGCTGCGGTATTGTGGTCTGGTACAGTCACTGAAACGGTCACTCTTGGCGCTTCTGGTGAGGGTACGCTGGTTGTAACTGGCCCCGCTATCTATGAGGCTAACGGCCAATACAATACTGTGTCGCAAGCTGCTGTTTCTGGCGATGGGATTACATTAGGCGGTGCGGCTGATACGTTGATCCAGCCTAACTTGTTCTGGCACAAAGAAGCGTTTGCAATTGGTTCTGTACCAATTAAGAAACTTCACTCTACCGATACGCTTGCAACCACAACTGATGGCTTGCAGTTCCGTGTATCTAAGGGTGTTGGCTTCCTTGAGAACGAGCAGAAAATGCGTATTGACTTCCGTCCCGCGTACTCTGTGCTTAATCCGTTCTTTGCTGGTAAAGCATTCGGTCGAGCATAATCAACAAGGGGGTGTAAAAGCCCCCTTTTTTCGAGGCTAATATGATAAAATACAAGCGTAAAAGCGGCTCTATTATTGAATTAAAAGACACCCCAGAGATGGCAAAGTTTGCTATCTCTCAAGGTTTCCAGAAGTTAGGAAACCCCAAAAAACAAGATAAGGTTATAAAGCATGACCGAGAAAGCAAGCGACGTAATACTTGATGCACTAAAAGAAATAGTTGCTATACCTTCCGAGGCTGCTGTAGGCGCTTACGAGGCGCAAGTGGGTATCTTTTACCTTAACGCCATGATGCAAGATTTCGCAGTAAATGGTATTAATGTCGGCTACACGATTATTGATAGCTTGGGTGATGAAATGACTGTGCCAGATGGCGCTTTAGAGCCTATAGTCAAAAACCTTGCTATTGAAATATCACCCGTATTTAAAGAAACTTTGACCAGTTCGGATTTATTCGAGCAAGCAAAAGACGGAATTAATACACTACTACAAATATCACTACCTACTATTGCTAATGCGGCCTATCCTTCGACGCTTCCAATGGGTTCGGGCAATTACGGTATATTTGGCGATACGTTCTACAGTGAATTACCTAATCAAATTCTGACAGAAAATAACGGCTATATAGCACCGGAAAACGCCGATGAAAGCTAAAGAAGTTATTGCGAGGGCATTTGCGGAGGTCACGCAGTCTAAGTCCACTATTCAGGACGTAGAGCTTAGTGACGGATTGCGGTATCTTAATCGCATGATGTCTAAGCCAGAATTCACAAACCTTGGTTATACATCCCTATCTAGCATAGACGATGATCTAACGGTTAGCGGTGGGGTAATATTAGGTATGGTAAAAAACCTTGCTCTTACATTATGGCCGCAATATTCGACCACTCCAGTGAATCCATTAATAAAACTCTCAGCCAAGCGCTCACTAGATACAATGCTGGCGCAAGCAATTACAGTTATTCAGCCTGCAAAATTCCCGTCAACTATGCCGATCGGCTCAGGGAATGATGATGGGCGATATACAGATCCTTTCTACTCTAATGCGGAAGGCAAAAGCACTTATATAGGCACAGAAAATGACCAATAATACGGTAAAAGGCACAAAGAAAAGCGCATTTACAGGATCTACTACTATTCCTAGTGGTTCATACTTGGATTTTGTTGTTAATGGGCAAAACTTACGCATTAAAGACACTGATTTTTATGCTGCGCTTAACGTGGCTGGCTCTATTGTTCAAGAGGGTGATCCAAGCGGTACGCCTATCCTTGATAAGCAGGGATCAGTTAACGCAATCCGCAATATAACGGCTGGCTTTGGCATATCTTCGGTTATTAACCCTTATAACGGCCTTACCTTATCCACTAGCTCTAGTTTTGATGAGACGGGCGTGACCTTGGTTGATGATATCGCAGAGTCGTCGCCTGTATGGCGTAGTATTGTTGCTGGCACAGGAATGACCGTTACCGGCGCAACAAGCACAATTACTTTAGACGCAGCTGTTGCCAGTAAGGTTGTAATCGTTACTACGGGATCACAATTAACGGGATCGCTAGATTCAACCAGGCAATACATTATCGACGGTATTATTAATATGACCGGATTAGGTACGATAACCGTTCCTGCTGGCGGTCTTAGTATTAGAGGTCACGACTTCAATATCTCTCAATTAACGTCAGCTACTGCTGGCCATGTAATGTTTACCGGCACTGGATCGGTAAATGGTGTAGATGTTGGTTTGAGTGTTACTGGCGCAGGGTCTAGCATGTATAGTCTTGTTGGTGCGACAGGCTTTGAATCAATCGAAATGACAAGAGTGAACTATAATGATTGCGTATCGCTTGGAGAGATTGATAATTATAGGCAAGGCCTAGAAAATGGCACAGGTAGATTTGGCGGCAATCCTTCGCTTATTTTATCGGGTGCGTGGTCTGGCTTTCGCGTCACCACATCAATCGTTAGATCATTAGATAATGCTGTGGCTACACCTTTGTTTAAAGCGGGAACAGCTCTTACTTTTAGCGATAGATTTTTGTCTGATATTAATGCGGATTTAGGCACTTTAGCGGCTTTTACTGATTTTACTACTGCTAACTTTACTAACTCATCTAGCTTTGTTTTAAAAGGTTGTCTAATAAAGAGAAATGGCGTGTCAAATGCTGATGACACAACAATCAACACTGGAATTACAAATGCTGATATAGCTTCTGATTGGACAGGTAATCAAGGTATTCATAACACTTTTGAAGGTGGCAGAGTGGATGTAACAACGGCGGCAGCTACTGCATTAAGCGGTGTGGCTATAGGTGCGTTTCTTGATCTTGCTGGAACGTTTACCGCATCCGACTTACAGCACTTCGATTCTCCTTCTAGCGGTCAGCTTAGGCATCTAGGGGTAGACCCTAGGGAATATGATTTCTTTGGTGATGTAGTTATTGAAGGTACGGCAGCCGATGTGATAGAGGTGAAAGTAGTTAAGTGGGATAATTCAGCGTCAGGATTTGTTGACGTTATGACACAATCAAGAGAGATTAATAATTTCACTGGATCAACTGATGCTGCTTTTTTTAGTTTAAATAACAATACTATTTTAGATGAGAATGATTACCTAAAATTACAGGTTGCTAACACTACAGCAGCGCGTAATGTAACGGCGAAGCTAACAGATTATTTTATAATCGAGGCTAGATAATGCGTACTACGCTACCAATAGCAGCTGGATTCTATACTTCTGACGCATTGCCTTTAAGCGCCCAAAGAGCGGTTAACTGGCGACCTTCTGTTCCTCAATCCGCCACTATCACGGATGCTAATTTATTCAGCACCGAGGGTATTTCCGCCCTTGTTACGGGTGGCGTTCTTGATGAGTGTCGAGGGGCGCATGTACTTGCTGGAATACCTTATTTTGTTATTTCCAATACGCTTATAAGGCTTGAGAGGGCGGTAGTTGCTGGTGTTAGCGTTTACTCTACCGTATCACTTGGTACTATTGATGGCTCAAGTCGTGTTTATATGGCAGACAACGGTACGCAGTTATGCATTGTTGCTATTCCCGACACTTTAACGGCGGGCAAAAGCTATATTTTCACAGCTTCACCAGATACATTGACAGAGATAACGGATGGGAATTTCGATGGCCCAGCTTCTAGTGTTGTTTATATAGATGGTTATTTTTCGTTTCACAAAGCAGATGGCAAGAAGTTTTTTAACTCACCATTAAATAATGGGCTAACTGGATATGACCCATTAGATTTTAACGTTGCTGAATCTGACCCAGATCAAATACGAGGGCAAGGCGTCCTTAATGGCCAGCTTTATATTTTTGGCTCAGAAACAACGCAGCCTTTTAGAAATGTAGGACGTGCGCCTTCGCCTTTTGCGCCAGTAACAAACGCCACTATTGATATCGGCGTATTTTCGCCGCAGTCTATAGTTAAATATGGTGGAGGCTTGGCTTTTGTTGGTGGAGGTGTCGATGAGTCTCCGGCAGTTTGGTTGATTTCTGGTGGTCAAAAACGAAAACTGTCTACTATTGCAATAGATAACGAGCTATCTAAGCTTTCAATTGAAGATCTAGAGGGGCGTTTATTTTCGTGGGTATATGCTGAGTCTGGCGCTTACATGATGGGCATATCAACACCAAACACATGCTATGTTTATGATTTAACCAATGACCGATGGCACGAAAGGCAGTCTATTGATGGAAGTAGGTTGTCAGCTTACAGGGTTTCTCATATCGTTACTGCATACGGCATAACTATCGTTGGCGACACTCAGACGGGTAACATTGGCGAATTAAGAGAGGATGAGTCGCTAGAATATGGCGTTTTAACACCAAGACTTATAACATCGCGCCCCTTTGATAACTCCGGTAATGCCGTAAATGTGGCATCTATTGAGGCCGTTATCGAGTCTGGCGTGGGATTGGCGAATGATATAAAAGTGCAAACAGGGGTTAGCCCTTCCGGCATACCTATTTGTGCGACAGGTGGCTCAGATCCAAAAATAACATTTTCTTGGTCTGATGATGGCGCTAGAACATTCGATGGGTTTATATCTCGCTCAATGGGCAAAATGGGTGAATACGAGCATCGCCCAACATGGAATAGGTGCGGTAGGTTTGCACGTCAAAGAGTGTTACAATTCGAGGTGTCAAGCCCCACAAAGGC